GCTAATATACAAACCAGCATACCTATGACTACGGCGGATAGGACTTTAGCCCACTTATGGGTGTCAATATACGGCACTACCTTGGCTAGTTGGGTAGCTGACATCGTGACAAAAGCCATGATGCCGGTGAAGGTAGTTAGATCAATGGTGATAGTCCCTTCTGATGGGATTACCTCTTGCGCCATCAAAGCGAACGGCGTCAATAACATAGCAAATAAAAATAACAATCTTTTCATATCTAAAACGTTTAATTACTTCGCAAATATAACACTAAACTGATTAAATATATAAATATTTATTGGAATATAGATATACGACAATATCCAGAACCTATATGTCCCTTTCCTAAATCATATAATCCACCCAAAGGATTAGGCATTTTTTCTAATTCCCCTTTCACATCTGTCCATACGAACCCGTTCCCATCTATCATTTTAGTGTTAGTAAATACATATTTATCATATTTCACGCATCCCGGATGACCGGATATATACGAGGATCCTCCACCACCAGCTTGAATAGCGTTCGACGATATCCCGCCGCTTGGCCCTCCATAAAAGCCTCCTCCTCCACCAGAGGAATACGAAACGCCATCAAAACCACATCCTCCTCCCACTCCTAATAGACCCCCATTTCCGTTAGTTAAATTATTGCCGGAGTTAGATCCTCCCGCCACTTGGGATGCAGGAGTTCCCTTGGCATAGCCCCCCAGATACGCCTTCAACCCTCCCGCTGATCCTCCATGCCCAATAAAATAATACTCACATCCTCCACCACCTCCCCCGGCTACCATAATACGGGTCTTTAAAGAATCTACGTTTAGAGGATCGCTATTGTTGGACAACCTCAAATCTGTAGCTCCGCCCCCGGCTCCCTCATAGATATACCTTCCATAACTCTCATTAGTCATTGAATGCCCTGAACCTCCTCCATTATAATTATATTTTACAACATTACTCGTCTGCTTAAGTCCACCATTTCCACAATACACATAAATGATATCACCACCAACTAACTTGATAAATCCAGCCACATATCCACCATACCCAGGGTCATTAGATCTGGTAAACCTATCTTCGCTATCATTGTAACCATAATTACCTTGACCACCCCAGCACTCAACATAATAATACGCCGACTTTGGAGCCACAAATGTATGGTAATTATTACTATTATAAGTGTATGTATACAATACATCCAAGCTTTTGGGGCCTATCATTACACGTCTTCTCATAACATACCTCCCCTTAGATATTTTACTAACAATGCTATAACCATCCTCCTATCATCAGCCATAGCATCTACCCATCTATTCCCCCATCCTAAACTACTAGGAGGGGGGGGGTAAAACAAGTCCCCTTAAATAACACATCAAATAAAAACAACAACTTATTCATAACAAATTATTTATCATTAAAATACTAACTATTATTTCTACTCACACCTTTTATGTTAAGGCTTAACCCCGGTATCATATTAAGAACCAACTGCCTTTTTGCCTGTTCCCTACGCATACGCTCGGCCTCCGCTATCTGCGCCTCCGATTGAGGATCATTCTTAATATTATTGGCGATGTCCTCTATGGCTTTCTTGTTAGCGCCGGATTGAGCTAGCATCTTATATAACAGGTCTTGGCCTTCCTTCTCCCACCAGCTATCCATGGGAGGGCGGGAAGCCAAAGAAGGATCGGCAGGGGCTACCGTCTCAGGTATAGGCTGCTGACCTCCGTCCCCCGTGTCCGAATCCCGCTGCCCGAACTCGTATCTCATTGGCTCGACCTCAGGGACACCATACCTATTAGCGAATACATCAGCGAACTCAAATCTCTTCTCGTTTCTTAATGTCGATCCAAGAGGCCTTCCATACCCCTGATTCCATGCTACGGTAGCGTCCTTGTAGTTGGTAGCGTTATCAAAATCAGCCTTTGAGTACATATAATAATTATATACATTGCCTTGAGCATCCTTATCAAAGAACTTGCCTTGGTTCATGTAGTTCCAGCCTAGCCCCGGTACACGACCTTGATACTCATCCACAAGATAATCCAGTTGTTGGGTTAATGTAGGCTTCTTTCCGTACCTGCGCTGTAGCTCTTTCTTCCTCGGTCCAAGCCATTGCTGGATACCAAAGTCACCGGCGGTTCCTAGGGCAGTGGTATCCCCTCCGGACTCGGCGGCGATGTTAGACAGGATGCCGATCGCTTGTGTTTGTGGTATCCCCTTCTTATCCGTCAGATAATCCCATATCTCATCATATACAGCCATTTTGCTATCCCCTGATCTACGAGGATCAATCACATACTTGCCAGAACCATAAGAGCGATTGGTATTTACAGGACCTCCCTCTTCTTTCTCCTCCTTATCATCAACCAGCATAGTAGAACCAAGACCTACATAATAATCCAAATCCTCATAAACACGGTTGACAACTTTCTCGGCTATATCCTGAAATTTTTTCTTATCATCCTTATCCGGTATCCTTTTCTTTATCCCTCTCAACGTCTTACCTAGATACTTGGTGAACACGTCATTTGGGATGCTCGCATAATCATCCAATTTATCAAATATCCTACCATAAATACTTGACTCCCAAGGATTGTCAAACACATTACCCTTCCCAACTATCCCCATTTTGTAAGAAGGAGCAGATTTAAGAGAGACACCACCGGTAAGGATATCAAATTCTGGATGGGTATCATCTAGAGATTTATCATCAAGCTGTTTATAATATATAGGAGATTGACCGAATATCACACGATCAAGATCAGATCTATACATCTTTCTTGCTATATCCTCTATCTCTCCTCCATCTTGCTTATCTTCGATCTTCTCTCCCCATAGCCCATATTTCTCCATGGGCCATATGCCGTCTATGGCATCCACATAACCAACGGGATACTCCCCGTCCAGACGCCGGTTTCGCCGCTCGTCCGCCGGGTACAGGGCGTTGGCCAACGGCTGCGTGATATGACCCAACCCCTTATCCTTGGAACTCGACATAGCATCCACCACAGTCCGATATACAGGTCTTAATTTCTCAGGTAGATATAATCCCGCCTCATCAACCAACTCACCGATCTTTTTATTTATACCCCTGAGGCTGAAATTATAATTACCCATGCCATTATTCAACGGGGACAATGTACCTCTTATCCCATTCATACCCTTGACGGCAGCCCCTCCGCTAAGGATATCAAACTCCGGGGACACGTTTCTCAAAGGACTATCATCCATACCCCTGAAATACATGGGACGCTCACCTCTTACGACACGATCAAGATCCTCCTTATATAAATCCTTTATCCATGACGGGATCTCCTCCCGCTTGTTCTTCTTTGCCATAAATCTTCTTTTTCACAAAGATAAGTATAATCAGATGCGGATTAAAACATTAGGCGGGTACATGATCATATCACCTACCCGCCTACATCCTCAATGCATATGATAAGCCGCTAAGGCTTTCTTAGCCGAATCCCTTGACTTGTACTTGGCCGGCCATAATTTACCAGTCTTGTTGCTAACCACTCGCCAATCACTCCCTACTTTCTTGATGCATCCTGACTTAGGGCATTTGCCATTCTTTTTACCACTAGTTTTTATTGCTGCCATAATATCAATAAATTTTCTCCTCATTACTAAACCAACGAACTATCATCTTGAACCGGCTCTCAATGTCATTCACGAACCTAGCCAAGAACCAATCGCCACGAAGACGATCACGCCACCTCCGATGATAATCGACAGCCCTAGGATCGATCTTCCGGTCAATATCATTCACGTCCTTGATCCATACCGGGAGGTTATTAGTATCGTCTTTGACCTCGTTAAAATAGTCATTTATATTTATCTTCTGATCAACCTCCGTCACTAGTATCTCACGGCTATCGTCATTGGTTACAGGATACCTTAACCGCTGGCTCATATCGTTCTTGTCAGCGATAACCATCCGAAGCTCACCGCTGTTGTTGGTATCGTTATAAAACCATGCCTTATTGAATCCGGTAGTCCTAAGAATTTGGTAATTAACCTCATCCTGATACCTTCTGGCATCCATCCTATATTGGTAGTTCGTGAGGATCTTATTCACATACTGCTCACGTACCGGTACCTCTATAACGAACGGATATAGCTTACCGTAAAATACTTGATACGATTGGTTGGTCAATCCATGAGACCATAACCCTATCTCCTGACTTTCACTTGAGTAGTTCTTTCCAGACTGGAAATAATGCTGGTGCTCAATATAATAATCAGGGGTGTAGGATAAATATGATTTCCACTCACCCTTCAGGCAGTTATATCCAACGGTGAACGAGACGTCCGTGAAATGGCTGGCGTCCTGTAGCTCCACCGCCTGCCCGTTCCTGTAGAACCGGCCGCCACGGAATTGGTACTCGCTCGGATTCCCTACCGGTATATAATCTTTCTTGGTTATCAGAACTCTCTTGAACCGATTGTCCCAGCCCATGGATAGCCCTATACCAAAGAACTTGTTATCGATATCGTAATAAGACAACTCAGCGTCCGTATCAGCGTTATATATCCGGCTACGGATGATCTTCATCTGAAGATGCTCCTTAAACCAGTTTCTAAGCCCCGGTGTGACCTCCGTAAGATTCCTACCATTAGAATCTACCTTAAACACTTGACCACGCCTTAAATCGACCCAAAAATGCCCAAATTCACAACTGATCATATCCCGGCTCTGGGTCCCGGAATATCCTAACGTCGTATTATTATACTCGATACCACGAGAGGCGAAAAGACCACCTGTCCCTATCTCGCTATTCTCCGGGGATATTCTCTCCGCCAACACGTCTATGGCGTTATACAACCCTACCTGATTCTCGAAGCGAGCCAGTATCTGATCCGACTCTATCCCTTTCATGCTTATAAGTTTCCCGAAAGAGGTCTTGAACTCATGGTAATCCATAGGCTTATACGACAGCCAAGGATCGGTCATGCCATTCTCCGACACGTCGGCGGTGCTCCATATGACGCCGTTGGGTCTTTGGTAAGCGCAGTCCCAAAAATTGCTATCATACGTCTCTGGTAATG